CATCTTGTAGTGCTACTCTAGCTGAAGACACAACGTCAAGAACGCCCTGACCAATACTAGCAGAGTCTGCTGTTGTTCTCAATGCAATACCATCAGTCAACTCTTGTATAGCTTCAGATGCCGCACGATTTACATTAGCTATGTTTTGGTCAGCAAACTGTTTAGACAATATACCACTCTCGCCTAGCTTTTCAGCAAAGACAGCCCACCACGGTGCTTGACCTGTTTGAAACTGAGTCAAAGACGCACCACGCTCCGTAAGGATTTGTTGTGTTGCCCTTAGAGATTCTGGAGTACCTGCGGCACTTACCTTGTTTAGTTCTTTGGCTATTGTTTCTGCTGTTTCTTTAGCACTAAATCCTAGTGACTTCTGTGCTTTAAGATACAAAGGCTTTAATAATCTTGCTGTACCTAGAGTAGCTACGTCAAATCCCATACCTATAAGAGCCTCATGTACAGCTTTGCCGTAGTCTGGCTCTTCACCCTGAAGTAAGTCAGAAGTTAGATTACCTGCAATGCCCGTAGGGACTGCACCTAGAACAGTACCAATAACCGCACCTTTAGGACCAAACCTAGCCCCAAACTTCGCCCCTTTGATACCACCGTAGATACTAGCAGGTATGTCTAAATTGTTTTTAACAGCATTGTATACGTCTTTGTAGAAAGGCAAGTCTTCTTGTTCTACAACAGGAGCAGGTTGTGTTTTAAATTCATCTGCACTAATTAAACCGCTTCTAATTGCTTTATCTTTTATTTCTGCTTGAGACACACCAACAGGCGCATCAATCTGCTGACCGTTGGGAAGTATTACTGTTTGTCTTTGAGTCATTAGTCTAAATCCTCGAAACGAATTACTTTGCGGTCATCTCCGTCTTCGTCAACAACGGGGTCTTTAAAATCATAACCCATTATTGTGTTGTTGTACTCATCAAAGTTTCTTGAACTAAGGATTAAGTCATTTCTTATCTTAGCCCTTTGTTGTATCTCTAACAATGAGTTAAGTATTGCTCTGTTACCTGCATTACCTTTCCTAATGTTAGCACTGATGTCAATCAAGTATTCTCTTTCACCCTCAGAGATAACACCACCGAAGGTAGACTTAAGATTGCTTAATACTCTGTTTGCTAGTCTAAACTCTAACTCTGCTCTGTCAGCAGGAGTAGTACCTAAGAACTTTTGTACACTTGCTGTCATGTTGGTTATCGGACCACCTGTTTTTACTGTATCTAAAAGTTCTAAACCTTCTTGAAGACCAATAAGATTATCTTCAATTTCATATTTAGCACCCAAAGCATCCATACGGGCTTGACCAAATAGCTTGTCATTGTTGATTTGGTCAGCAGTGTCTATTTTAGCTTTTTCTTTTTCTGCAAAACTAACTCCTGCCTCAGTAATTATTTCTATGTCTCCAACAGGCGAGTCAGTCGTTGTAGTACCTAAAGGAGTATAAACAGTATCAAAAGCACCTGTTACATTACTAAAGGTAGTAGAAGCGGCAAACATATTACCTTCTTCATCTCTAACAGTATACCTTTTACCCTGTCTTAGATTAGCCCCTTGTTTTTCCGCTAGGAAGTCCTTAAAGTTTGCAGGGGTAACTACACCTTCAGTTGCTAATACGTCTAAACCTGAGTTAGGATAGTTAGCTGACAAATATGTAGCAAAGGCTTTTTGTTGGCTTTTAACTTTATCTATTTGTCTTTCTTCAACAGTCCTTCTGTCTCCTCCCATTAAACCACGGACACCACGACCCATCATCTGTCTGCCTTGAGCCGCGGCTTGGGCAATCATTTGATTTCCTGACATATCCACTGTAGGGTCAATACCACCACTAGGAATGCCTGTTAATAATCCTGCAATATCTCTGTTAGCCATTATTTTCTCCTAGTCCTATTCTGGTATAATTTCTTCTACAGTTACTACTGGTGTTCCATAGTCCGTAGGTGTAAAGAAGTCAGCAATACCGCCGCCTATGTATTTTAGAAAATCCAAAGCGTCTGAAGCGTCAATGTCTACACCAAAATCAAACCCTGAGCCGCTACTTCCCGTACCGCTACTACCAGAACCACCACCAGTCACACTGCCTAAAACATTTTGAAATAAACCTTGTCTAGCAAGCTCTGTTAATCCAGTAGATAACTGTATGCCTTGCATAAGAGACTCAAGACCTCTACCGCCTAACTGAGCAAATAAGTCTGCACCAGTACGTCTACCAATGTCAGCTAGTTTACCGCTTTCAATACCTAATTGTAGTGCATCTAACGCTTGCTGTTGTGGAGTATAACCTGCACCAAGTAAACCAGTAGCCGCTGTCAGTGCTTGCGCTTGTTCACCCATAGCTTGCTGACGAGCCGCTAGGTTTGCTCTAGCCATAGCTTCTTGTCTAGCAGTTTCTTGTGCTAATAACTCTGGAGAAGAACCACCGTATGCCGCTGACTGTAAACCTAAGCGTCCTTGAGACAGCATACGCTCTTCTAAAGCTAAACGCTGACGTTCTTCTTCGGGACGTTGTACGGCTCTCATTTGCTCATACAGGTCAGCCTGTGCTGTGCTAGGGTCTACCCCTACTTGACCAAATAAACCCTGTGCTTGACTCAGTAATTGCGTCTGTAGAGCCTGTTGCTCAGGAGTCATAGATAAAGTATAACCACCTTGAGGTGTCGTGGTAGCTGTTCCTAATCCCGTAGTAACAGTAAAAGGTTGGAACTTAGCCATACCCGCGGCTGTTGTACCTAAGTCAGTGGCTTCCTGTGCAGATTTTACACCTGCTTCTGCCGCCGCTTTTGCGGCTGAATCTGCTGAATAATAACCACCCGCTAGGTTTAAAATATCTGAAAAAAAACCAGCTAATCCAGAATCGTTTGTGTTTGTTTCGTCAGCCATCATATTCTCCTATTTAGCTACCCATCCAGTATTACCAGTACCAGACTCTTTTACATATAAAGATGTCCCCGCGCCACCGTTTGTTCTCATGTACAATGAACCAATAGGTGCTGATATGTTTCCTTCGGGAGTGTTTGCTCCTGTGTGTATCTGACCACCTGTAACACCTCCGTCAGAATACATCGTTAAACAAGAACTGGTTACGCTCCCGCCTTTACCAAACAAAGCTAATCTATTGTTGTTGGTAAAAATTTCAAAAAAGTTACCAGTACCTCCTATCTTAGGATTAACACTAACAGGACCGCCTTCTAGTTCTATAAAAGCACCTGCCCCACTACCAGAATTAGTGTTGTCTACTTTTAACAAAACACCCTGTGAAGTCCCTGCGTCTCGCTGTATAGTTGTTAGTCCTGTTAAAGTGCCGCCTGTTTTATCTAGCTTAGTAGCAGACGCTGTTTCTATTGCATTAAACTCTGCGTCTATTTCAGACCCTTTGACAATTTTACCTGCGTTGCCAGAAGGGAGTGAGTCCTTAGCTGTAAAGTTTGTTGATTTAGTATAATTACTCATTAAATTATTCTCCCTAAAAGAGCCTGTACATCTATTTGTTGAATTGAAAAAGCCTGCCCCTCAATCACAGATTCAATACCTATCTGAACAACAGCACCACTGCCTGTTGTATTTATTTTAGGACGTTGTATATCTACACCTGAAGTATATTCTGATTCTACAAACGAAGTATCATCTGTAGTTTCTTTTGTTCCGTACTCAGCTATACCGTACTCTGCTGAAGCCGCATTTAGTGAACTAGCACCTTCAATACGTTTTTCATTGTAAGTGTTTGTGTAGTCATAACCCCACTTAAGAGTGCTGTTAGATGTTTCATTACCAATAAAAGTAATGTTAAACTTCTTAAGAAACTTAAGCCTAGATGAATCGCCAAAGTTCATTGGATTACTAAAGTAAGTCATTTTAAATGCTTCAGCATTGTCTGTATATCCTGAGTATTTATATATACCATCTGACTTACCAAAATAAATAGTACCGTCTTGCAAACGAGTCAATGAAAGCGGGTCGATACCTGACCAAGTTGTAACCCTATGCGCTCCATTTTGTAAAGACCCTCGCATATCAAAACAAAATACTGTATTCTGCACAGGAAAAGTAAGCAAATAAAAAGCATTTTCAGGACTATATACTGATTTTATTGGATGTGTTTGATTAGCCGTAAAAGCTATAACATCAGTCCTAACATTTTTGCTTATATCTTTTATGGGTGCTGATTTTTCTTGTATAACTCTACCCAAAGAACGTACACCGTCTTTAGATAAGAAAAGAATATCAGAGCCTGTGTTTTGTACGGAATCTCTTTCTACACAACCAACACCATCAATAATATCTGCAAGTGTCATGTTTGCAGGGCTTGATGCTCCTGAGTAAATAATAATACAATCTTTACAGAATATAATTAAAAAATCATTGTGAGCCGCAAGTGCTACAATCTCGTCAAAACCATTAGGAAAAACAGTATTTAAATCTAATGAACCAGAAGTTCCTCCTGTCCAATGATGTCCCTGTAGTGTATCAGTCCAATATACAGTGTGTTTATTTCCTGTAACGTCAGCCGCCCAAACCCGACCATAAGCCGCTAATGCTTCGTTAGCCTGCGGTGGTGTACCTGTAGCATGAGAGTGGTCTGAGTGCGCTTCCAACACAGCACTACCGCTTTCGTCTGTATATATTAAAGGCTCGTGTCCACGTTGAAAAAAATAAGCATGGTTGTTAAAATCAATTATTTTCCAGTTATTACCTGTTGGTGTATATCCTGCAGGTGTTATATCTGTTAAGGTTGATGTCCCTGAAAATATTTTATTATTACCTGCTGATAATATTCTTTTATCTCCACTTGTATCTAAAAACTCAAATACAGCCTCAATTCCCCTACTGCTTCCTAAAGCATTTGACGGACTTATTGCAGTAGTTAGTTTTACCGTGCCTTTCCTAGAACCTACACGACCAAACTTATCAATAACGCAGTTATCTGCTTGTTCAGCAAACGATTGGTCGATACCTACAGGCGAGTCTTCTGTATTTATACCCGCAAAAGCAGGTGCTTGTATCGTTATGTTGCGTAGTTGTTGTGCCATTAGCAAACCTTCCAAACAGTTTCAGAGGGAAATCTAGCCGCGTCAAAAGCAACTGCATCAGCTAAACTTGCGTCTGCAATAGAAAATAATTCTTGTGATGAAGTGCCGCCTGTTTCGCCTCTTTCACGAGAAGCAAAAGCAACAGCGTAATGTATTATAGGAATAGACGGAACAAGTATATTATCTGAATCATTACTTCTTATACCTTCTCTGTCTACAACATTAAATCGTAATGTGTATGCTTTATCTGGTTTAGGGTATACATCGACTAAAGGTGTTGACAAACTATCCACACCGTTCCAAGAGTAATACTCAGGAGAACTTTTAGCGGGTTCTTGGTTCAAATAAGCATTATTCATCCAAGACACACTAGCAGGACGCATAAAAACATTAGAAGTATCATTAATAACATCTAGTACTTTAAACTCGTTATTTAACCCAGTTAAAGAATAACTAATAGTATCTTCTACAGTATTTACAGTTATTGTTTTTCTGAGAGCAGACCAGTCCCAAGCGTTTTCAACTGTATTTAAAGCGTCATTTACATAATCGCCAATAAGTTTAACATAAGAATCTGTAGCATTTTCTACACTATCTGTTTCGTTTTCTCTCAGTCTACGCAATACAGCATTTACTAATTGTAAGTAAGTCATTATACATACCTTCTTTTTCTTCTGTTCATTATTGGACTAAGCATTTCCTGTGTAGACTTAATATCTTCGTCAAATTTAAATAACTCTTTGTCAAATAAATTTTCAATTTGAGAAAAGCCTCCGCCTAGCATACCTGATGTACTTGCTATATTTCTTACATTAGTACCGCCTACACCAAAATTAGAAAGTATAGCATCTTTAGCTATTCCCCCAAAATCCACCACATCGTCTAATTCCCTACCTACATCTTTTACAATATCTTCGGCTTCCGACAAAACAGGTGAAGTAGCTTCATAAATTTCTTTACCAGTTTCTTCTATAGTTTCTACAATTTCAGAATCACCTATTGCAGTTAATATAGGTTCAAAAGTTTCTTCTAAAAGTTCTTTAGGTGTTTCAAGAATTTCTGCAACAACTTCATAAGCACCGCCGCCAATGTCTTTTAAAGTATCTTCAGCGGCAGGAAGAATATTTTCCTTTAAAAAATCTCCGCCCTCTTCAAGAAAAGCACCTGTAAGAGAATCTTGTATATTATCACCATCTAGTAGATTATCTTGAGTGTTTTTTGCTATTCTTGAGAATGTTTCGTCAGTAACACCTAAAGTATCAGCGTCAATACCTATTCCAGATAGATTTGTCTCTAAAAAATCAGGAGCTATTTGACCAACTAAATAACCTTTAGCGGCAGACTCAAAGAAATCTCCTAAATCATCCATAGTGGAAAGTTGAACAATACCTGTAACTATTTTACCAACTGTCGGGGCGGCGAAATTTAAAATAGGTAAAGCAAATTTTAGTAGGTCATCATACCATTCACCTTCAGGTTCAACAAAAGCGTATGAACTATATTTACCGAACTCTCCTTGTACCCAGTTATCTGATTCTTTTATTCTTTTAAGAAGTGTTTCATTTAAAACACTTTTAGGATTACTACCGCTTAAGTCTACTCCAATACCGTGAGCAAGTGTTCCTGTATTTAAAAACACAGTGTTGCTTGGTATTGCTTCAGACTTTGTATATCTTACAGCAGTATTTATATCGTTTCTATCTAAAAAATCATTCATTACAAACGCTTGTGCTGTTGCGGCTTCAAGAGCAAATTTATTGTCACCAACAAGTTTATAATCAGATTTTTTATCAAAGTTTAAAGGACCTTTTTTTATTAAACTTTGTATATCATTCCATTCTTTAGAACCTTTCTCAAAATCAGACTGTCTTTTTCTAAGAGTATCCAAGTAAACAGAGTCAGCCAGTTGTTTACCCTCTGAAAGATTTGATGTTCTAAATTTGTAGTCTTGTCCACTAGAGTCTTTAATAAAATTTTCAAAGTATTGACGAGTATATACTTTAGGCATATAAGAATCATAACCTTCGCCTCTTCTTATACCATAACCACCTTTGTCAAGTGTGGGGTCGCCTATTAACCCGTGTTCTTCGTGTACCTGAAAAGGAGCAATAACTCTATAACCAGCATCTAATAAACTGGTTACTTCTCCTATTTCTCCTTGACTCAGATAATCACCGTACTCTCCTTGCCAATCTGTTTCACGTAGATTAACTAACTCTTGGTCTGCTTCTCGTCTAACTTCAGGTGTTAATTGTCCAAAACTTCTCCAGTAAATTTCTTCTTCTGAAAACTGTCTTTTAACTTCTTCTGGTGGTCTGTAACGAGAACTAGCGTAATCATCAGGGCGGCTATGTGCAAAAGTTTGAGACATAGATTGTTCTGGTAAATAATAGTAATCAGGCTGATATACTTCAGGGGTTTCTGCTAAATACCCAAACTTTTCTTCGTACTCTTGTGCCGCAAGTTCTTCTTGCTCACGTTGCTGTCTTTCAGCCTCTTCTCTATCAAGTCTTGCTCTATATTCTTCTTGAGTTTCGTTAGGATTACCTCTTGACACAAATGACATTATCTATCCCTCTGTACTTTTTTAGTCTTCTCTACAGTTCTCATTGCACCTAAACCAAGCATACCCATCAGTACTGGCATCATAGTAGCCATGTCTAAAACAGGGATTTCAATGGTAGAATCGGCAAGAGCAAGCGCAAAATTTGCCATCGGGATAAGAATGTACTGACTCGCAAGTCCAATACAACAAGTCCAACCAACAGCAGGTCGCCAACCC